TAAAATATATACTTACTAAAAAATATAAACACAACACTACAGTCATAGTAGAGAAATGTCTACAGAAGTAAAGCAAAGTGCATTGAAGACCTGTTTGGAGGAAAGTGATAACCCTCGCATGCAAAAGTACGTAAAGATATTAGATACCCCCAATATCACCGCAATGGAATGGATTCATAGAACGCAGGAGGAGTTGATGGACGGTATTGTGTACCTAGAAAAGTTGAAGAATGTGTTCACAGTGAATATGTTGGAGTTGGACGCTGCCGCACGTATTGTAGCGGAGAGAAGAGCAGCACAAGAGGCTGAGGCAGGTGGAAGAACAGAAACCACCACTACGACGACTACTACTACAGCTGATGATGAGGAAGATGTAGAAGAAATCAATATCAATATCACGGTCCCCATGCCGGAAGTAAAAGCTCCCGCTCCCGCCTCAGCACCCACACCTGCACCCAAGAAGCGAGCTACCAAAACAAAGGCGAAGGCAAAGGAGGAGTCTTCAGAGACAGTCGATGCCCCTGCAGAGAAGGAAAAGAAGACGGTGAAGAAGAGAAAGACAAAGGAAGAGAAGGCTTAATAAAAACATAGCCCTCCCAAAAAACAAAAATAGGTAAATATAAAAAGTATACTTACATATTATAAACAAACAAAATGGTGTGTAGAACAAGTTGTGGAGTATCTACCGCATTCATCATCGGAATGATTTATATGACCAATGCAACAGCAAAAAGTAAAATAACAAAGAATTATGAGGAACAATTACCAGAAGAGTTGAAAACGATTTACAAACAGGTAGTGAGAGAAAGAACTGAGATTTATTACATAGGATATGTATTAGGATTCATTTTAGCCATCTTATTGTTATTAGCAAATACATATTTATTGAAACGAAAGATGTCGACAACTACTATGATATGTCAGGCTATTCTCATCAGTTTCTTAGTAAATTATTTTTATTATACACTAACACCGAAGCAGCACATGATGTTAGAACACATAAAAACAGAAGACCAAACAAAAGCATGGTTGAAAATGTACAAAGGCATGCAATACAATTATCATGTAGGTATGTTACTGGGTTTAATCGCAGTAGGAATGATGGCATATGCATTTCGTTGTGTATAATCAACAAGGAAAAGGTTAGTTGAATTTTCGAGGTTGTTTTGGTTCATTACGACAGTCAATCAGTGTTTCATTTTGCAACGATTTTTCATGAACATCTGATAGATTTTGTATATGAATCTTATCTTTGAAAGGATTGCCACAAGCACCACAATGGTCTTCATTTGCCCAATCTATTCGAGTATTTTTTCGTTTAGAATCAATCTCGTTACTCCAACGTCCAAGTACAGGAGTAAAATTCGTCGCAGGAAAGATACGAGAAGTCCATTTGTTAACTAGATGAAACATCTTTACATATATAAGACGGAAAACTTTATATATGTAAAAAACTTATTTCAAACGTCTAATTTGTGGATACTTTACATCAATTAGTTCATCGAGTTTTGTACAGGGTAATAGTTTTTCTTTTTTGAGCATATCGGCGCTTTCTAGTAAAATATCTTTACATTGTTGAAGAATAAAAACAGAATAGGCGTAAGCACTATCAATTAATTTGGCAACTTCGGTATCAATCTTTTCTTTATATTTGTCACTAGAGTTAGGATAAATAACATGTTTACCCATGCCATAATAAATAATCATGCGTTCTGCTAATTTGAATGCTTCTTCAAAGTCATTAATAGCTCCGGTTGTAACAGAAACATCGTAACAAACTTCTTCGGCAATGCGACCAGCCAACAAAATAGCGAGGTGTTCAAAAAGGGCTTCTCGAGTATGAATATTTGATGAAGACGGTTCAAATATAGTATACCCAGGTGTGCGAGGAGACGACAAATTAATGACTACTTTTTTCATTTTAGAATGATGTTTGGATAGAATACCAACAATGGCATGTCCCATTTCATGGATAGCAATATGGTCAACAATATCAGAAGTAAATTGATGGTCAGTCGCCTGCCAACCCGCCATCATTTTATTCATAATGATATCAATATCATGTGAACTCATGATTTCTCTGTTTTCTCTAAGCGCATTCAACATAGCTTCGTTCAATAAGTTTTCAATTTGCGCACCAGATAACCCCTGTGTTTGTTCTACTAATTCTTCAACAGAAATTTCCGATTGTTCATAAGGTTTGCCATGTAAATGAATGTTCAAAATAGCCTCACGAGTTTTATCGTCAGGATTGCCAATATAGATTTGTTTATCAATACGACCAGGGCGAACAAGAGCCGGGTCTAATAAATCAACACGGTTTGTAGCACCAATCAAAAAAACTCCCGTATTATTTTTGAAGCCATCGAGAGCAACGAGGAGTTCATTCAACGTACTATCGCGTTCACTGGTGGAAGATTCACCATCCCCCGCTCGTTTTCTTCCGACAGCATCAATTTCATCGATAAAGACAACACACGGAGCATTTTTCTCTGCTAATTGAAAAAGTTCACGAATACGGGAAGCACCGACACCAACATATTTTTCTTGAAATTCGGAACCAGAAACAGGAATGAATCCAACCCCTGCTTCTCCAGCAAACCCCTTTGCCAATAATGTTTTGCCGTTTCCAGGAGGTCCTTCTAGTATGAGACCTCTAGGTATACGAACATTGAAACGAGAATATTTTGTATAATTAGAAAGAATGTCAACACATTGATGTAGTTCTTGTTTAATTTTATCATATCCGCCAATATCGGCAAAAGTAATAGGTGATTCTTCAATAACTTCATAATTATCGGATTTTTTGGCACTGTTTCTTCGCTCGCCACGTGAAGAAAAACCAGATGAACCAAAGCTACCGAAAATATTGCGACGAATATTATCAGCAACGTCATCTTCATGACTATCTGGTCCAATCAAATCATTGTTATCATCATTATCCATAGTATTGAAAATACGAATCCCATTGATACGTATATCAGAACCGTTGCCAACAATGTTTTTAAAAAAGGGGTGATTCGTCAAATCTTCAATATCATTTTCAGAAAAATTGAATTCCCCGCCATTCAAAATTTGTAATTCTTGTATAGTGACATTTTTAGAATTCAGGCGTCTTAAATAATTTTCGTGATGAGACCTAGATAATGGATATGTTCGAGGTAAAATGAAACGAGTAATGTTGCGGGTTAGCATATTATTTGCATAACGAGAAGAATTAGTATGAGTTTGATTGTTATGTTGATAATTATTTTTCAAATAATAGGGAACAGATATGTGGTACTTTCTTTTAGAAAAGGAATCTGACCCATTTTGGTTACCAACATCATACAGACAACGAGCCGCGGAAGTTACCCGAACAAATGACAATTTCGATTTAACAATAAAGGGTGTTTGAAAAGAAAACCCATGATTTTCATAAAAAAGAAAAATTACAAAAAGAATAAATAAAATATTCGAGAACATGCAAATTTTTATACAATATATAATAGAGTATTTTCTGTATATTTTTTATCGAAAATGTAGAAAATTGACAAAAATCGAAACATCAATTCAACGAGCAATCAAAGTAACAAAGAGCAATAATGGAACCAAATCAGCAATTACCAGTAACCAAAGAGACGGAAACTAATTTCCGTGCTCATTTTATGATAGAAGAGAGTAAGAAACTCGACCTGTGTATGATGACTTATCCAAATGGAGATGTATATGTGGGCGAACAAAAAGACAAAAAGAGACATGGACTCGGAACCATGTATTATGTGGAAGGAGATGTACAGATTTCGAGATGGAAGGACAATATAGCACATGGCTCTGGAGTATACCAATCGCAAAGCGGAATTTCCTTTGTAGGACTGTGGAAAAATGGACTACTGAATGGAAAAAAATGCGAAGTGCAATATCCGTGTGGGGCATTGTATGCAGGAGAGTTGTCAGATAACATGATGACAGGCAAAGGAACCATGTATTACGGAAATGGAGATGTGTATCACGGAGATTGGGCAATGGGAAACTGGCATGGCAAAGGATTAGTGAAATACACTGACGGAGAGATTTACATGGGCGAATTCGTATACAATGAGAGACGAGGAAAGGGTAAGTGCAAATGGCCATCAGGCCTTATTTACGAAGGAGATTGGGCGGAGGATACGTTAAATGGTGATGGTATTTTGAACGGGAGGGAGTACGACAACCGAATTCATACGGGACCATGGATAAATGGTGTACAACAACAGAAAGGACTTACAATTAATTTTCAGTAAAATAATAACTAAAAACTTTATTTTTTATTGTGCAACATGCAAATTGTAAAACACGAGTGAAAGACACAATATGAATAAATAGTATATGAATTTTTTCGTGGTGGATTGTAGACCAAATATATCAATAATCAGTTCAGAGAAGCCAAACATGGCAACATAGAGAAGTACTAAATGTAGTTCAGAGGTCATTTATAAAACGTATATATTATTTTTATACAATAATATAAACTGATTTTTGTATATATACAAAGATGATGGAGCCGGATGTTCCAGAAAACAGTGACAAGTTAGTCCTATATGACTCGCTAACGGAATATCCATTATCTGGACGGTTGATTACTTATAGACATCGTCCGTATGGACAAAGACTGAGTACAAATTTCAATGATTTGATAACCTTAAATCTACATGAATTATTGCCAAATATTTTGTTAGGTGAGCATCACGGTAAGACCAATGAAGAAATAGAAAGATGGATAGAACTGACTGCAGATTATGGAAAAGCAGTATTAACAGAATTTGAAAATAAATGCAATAAACAATTGCAAACAATACGCAATATACGTAGAGAAGAAGAACAACGAAATAAATTTGACACAGAAAAACTTTCGCGCTTACCAAAAGACCTTCGACAATATATACAAAGTTATTTGACACCGGAGACCAGATTAACGTTATTAGAAGCGAAACACCCGGATATAAAAAAAGATATGAAAAAATGGAAAGTAGAACATTTGAAAAAGATGTACCGAGGAACAGTGCACAATAGTGTAAAAAATATTCGCGAAAATTACGCGAAACGTTGTTTGGAATATCATGATTTTCGCTTATCAATAACAACCAAAGGAGAATATATTGTAGAAATATTCAAAATAATTGATATGTATAAGAAAGCAGTTCCTCGAGAAGTAGACAATTATCGACGTTACAAAAAGGAAGCTACAAAATTATTTATGAACATTGTTTATGCAAATAAGCATATCAATAAATCAAAACCGGACCCGACTACAAAAAAGACCAAACGCCCGAATAAGAAAGTATCCAATACAATCACAATCACAAAGGAAGAAACATAATAATATCAAAATAAATATTATTATGTTTTGAACATCAGATGCATGATTTCATTCAAAAGGAGTATGATTTGTAAATTGAGTAAAAATATCTTTCACATCGCAAATAGTATTAGAATTATCAAAAGGGGAAAAGTTAGTTACATCTAGTTCGATAGTAGAATATATATTGCAGCCCGAAGCATCGGAAATAGAAGCATCGGAAATAGAATCCTTGGAAACAGAATCCTTGGAAACAGAAGCATCGGAAATAGAATCCTTGGAAACAGAAGCATCGGAAATAGAAGCACCGGTATTAATAGGATAAATCCGAGAGTTTTTGTTGTAAAAAAGAGAATTGTTTTCGAACCATATTTCTCTTTGACGAATATTATATTCAGAGACTACATCTATTTTGTTGTATAATCCATTTTGAATAAATTTAGTCAATATGAATATACTATATAAAAATATGCAACTTATAATAGCAATAACAGTGTATATAAATATGTTGTTTCTACCGATATCATATATCATATCACTAAAGGAATCAGGTTCGGTTGGTAACTGAGTTGGATAGATTGAAGGAGCAGAAGAAGGAATTGGTACAACTGTTGGTATTGCAGAAGGAATGAATGTAGGATACATACTAGGTTGACCACTGGGTTGACCGGAAGGAACAGCAGAAGGTTGACCACTGGGTTGTGAACTAGGTTGGCAACTGGGTTGACTAGACGGAACTGAGGAAGGTTGACTAGACGGAACTGAGGAAGGTTGACTACTAGGCTGACCAGACGGAACTGAGGAAGGTTGACTACTAGGCTTTGAACTAGGTTGACT